TTCTGTAAAGCGGTATCGCCCTATGGGGCGATGGATTGCTTGATTCGCCGTTCCGTATATTTTATCCTCGCATTCTCCGCCACCCGTGATGTGTACCCATCCGAAATTTCCTGTGCAAAGGTAGCTTCTGGCGATCCAATCCTGCGCATGAACCTGGGTTAACAAAAGCCAAAGGTTCTTTACGCCTTGCTAAACCTTTACCTTTTGTGTAACACAGAACCCCACGCTGGTTTGTCTCTGCCAGCGCAGTGTGATGGCACAGGAAAAATCGAAAGGGCACACCGGGCTTTGAACGGAATGCAATTAAAAAAAATACTCCACGGCTGGAGTGGGAGAAAATCTCTGGGCTCCCGAACATTACCAGAATACAGTTTTCAATCTTTCAATTAAATCAAAAATGAGACAGAACTATTTCATCGAGTACGTGCCATCGGCTTATATGCACCTTTGCTTCGACAAGGAGCAACAGATGGCTAACAACCAATTCGTCTATGACTTCAAGAGCGGCAACAAGGCAGCATCACGCTATTGTGGCGAGTTGCTCGTTCACTACCTATCGACACGCTATGGCAAGCTATTGAAAGACTATGTGGTGGTTTTCGCACCTTGTAGCAGCCAAGCCAAGTATAACAAGCGTTTCGCCTATGTCGCAGCGATGCTTCGCAATATCCTCCACGTCACGACTGCAAATGAGCACGTGCACATCTATGGGGAGCGCAAGCCACTCCACAACGGAGGAAGCCACAACGTCAGCGAGGAAATCTACAAGGTCAGCGTGGACGGAGATTTCTTCAAGGGAAAGAATGTCATCTTGTTTGACGACCTATTGACAAGTGGCAAGACCATCGGGGAGTTCAAGAGCCAACTCGAAGCCGTGGGCGCATACGTGGAGGAGGAAATCTTCCTGGGGCGCACAGTACACCACGACCCAATCTCAATGCGAGGATGCTTGCAAGAGATGGAGGAGGGGTTCTATGAGAGCGTGGCACGCTCTAAGAGATGTTTCCCAAGCGGAGTGAAGATTAACAAGAAGTCAAACCATAAGAAAGCAGCGTAATATGAAGAGATATTGTGATATGTTGGCAGACGAGAGACCGGAATATAAGGCGGCTAACTATGGCTTCGAGAGCCTAAGCAACACGGAATTGTTATCCATGGTAATCAACAGAGGGGCGGGAACCATCGAGAGCATGAGCCAAGCAAGGCAACTGATGAACGTGGCAAGCGGCTCACTCACCGCCTTGGGCAAGATGTCTATGTACGAGATGCAAGTGGTGCAAGGCATTGGGGACTGCAAGGCACTTGCCATACTCGCAGCCTTGGAACTTGGCAAGCGCAAGGCGATGGAGAAGCAAGGCTACCGCCCCGACCTTGGCAGCAGCATAGCCATCTACAACTTCCTTCACCCGATGATGGCAGACCTGCAAGTCGAGGAGGCGCACCTTTTGCTGATGAACCAAAACTTCAAGCTATTGAAGCACGTCAAGTTGAGCGTGGGGGGAATCACCGACACATCGGTGGACGTAAGACGCATCATGCGTGAAGCCGTGATGTGCAACGCCACCATCGTGGCACTCGCACACAACCACCCAAGTGGAAGCCCGTATCCATCAAAGGATGATGATAGGCTCACCACGCAGATACACAAGGCGTGCGAGGTGATGAGACTTTTCTTTATGGACCACGTAATCATCACGGATGGGGCGTTCTATAGCTACCACGACAAGGGCAAACTATAGGAGGGATGGAGCACATACGCCCCATCTTACTTGCATACTCGCTCCCGACCGCCGATAGGCGGCAATTGCCACAAGAAAAAGCGTTACATATTCCGCTGTGATTTCCCGAGGCAATTGCCGTCCAGCGTAGGGCGGTGGGGGCTACCCTTACAGGGAAGGCACGCCTTTTTGCGACCAACTTTTGAAAAATCCGTGGTTTTCAACAAGTTGGCAAAAATGACCGTGGAAAATTTGTGCAAAATGACACAAATTGCCAATCGCACAAGCACGATTGCCCCTCGAAAATGGCGACTTATGACAATTTTCGGGCAAATTGCCACAAGAAACGCGCCATTTTCGAGAAAACCCCTCCATTGCATTACGGGGTGAAAGCGGTAGGAACATTTCTTGACATCATTCAAAAATGATGAAATAAAGAGGAAATAACCTTTATTTTCATTTTGATACTCAATTTGATAGTTAAATTTGTTCTAAAATTTGCGATATTCGAAAAAACAACGTATCTTTGCAGCGGTAGAAAAGAAATAAAACAACTAAAACGCAAGTTATGAGAACAATGAAGATTAACAGACGTAGAGCCGTACGCTCTATGACAGTGTCTCGCCACCCATTCTTTGAGGGCTTGCGCAGTTTGGGAAGTATTGGTGGCGACAATAGCCTCTTCAATGATTACTTGAGGGGTGACAATGCGTCCGACTTGAGGAGAGATTGGGAAACCGTCAACTCCGATATAAGGAGAGTTTTTAACAGTCAAAGAAAGCAGCTTTATGCAAGATAAAGACAAGGAAATCATTCAAATGGAGGATGCCATCCCGGCAGACGTGAATGCCATCCTCCAGGAACTCCCAGAGGAGAAACGAAGTGCGATTCTCGCCACGATGATGGCTTTTGAGGAAGAACGCAGCTTCAGTGGACCATTGCCACCTCCTGAATATCTTGATGCGTATGAGAAGACGCTGCCTGGCGCTCCCGACCGCATCTTGGTAATGGCGGAGAAACAAGTGGATCATCGCATTGATGTGGAAAAGACCATCGTCAAGAAGAAATTCAACCAAAGCACGTTGGGACAAATCATTGGGGCCATTCTTATTCTTTTCTTCGGTTACATCGCATACGACTTGGCTATGCACGGACACGACACCGCAGCGATTGCCATCGGTGTCACTACTGTTGTCAGCCTTGCAGTGGTATTCGTTCTCAACAAAATTCCATCCATTTATCCAAAAGAAAAATTAGACACAAATCAATAAAGAAATTTGAAAAAGCCCCCGATTTTTCACGAAGTCGAGGGCTTTTTTATGCCCAAATGTTAAAAATGAGTTAATATAACGATTTTGTTATATAAAAATTTGGATATATAACGAAAATGTAGTATCTTTGCAGTGTTAAATTAAATGAGTAAGTTATATGAAATGGAATGAATTAAAGAGAATCGCAATCGCCCACGGCTTTAGATTCTACAAAGGTCTTAACGGACACGACCTCTACATCAACGAGGAGACAAAAAAGGTCATCATGTTGGAAAGACATTGGACACAGGAGGTCAGAAAAGGATTAATGAACAAACTTAAAAAGGATATCGGGTTTTAACCCGATTCCTTTTAAATAAAATATAAATCTTTTAAAATATAATCACGATGGACAAATTTAAAGTTTCAATCGAAAAGCAAGAGGATGGCTCTTACATCGCATACAACACAAATGTGGATGGTTACACATTGATAGGCACAGGAAACACAGTGGCAGCGGCTAAGGAGGATTTCAATAACTCTATGAAAGGTGTCGCTGAGGTGGAGAAAGAGCGCCTTGGTTATGTGCCAGATGTCTTCTCCAACGAGCCTGAGTTTAAGTTTGACTTGGCTTCCCTCTTTGAGTATTACTCTATGATAAATGTGAGTGCCTTCGCTCGCTTCTTGGGCATCAATGATGCCTTGATGCGCCAATACAAAAAGGGCGATACTTATATCTCAGATGCGCAATTGCGTAAGATACAAGATGGTATTCATCAGTTAGGAAATGAATTTTCAAGACTTCAACTCGTTTAATTTAACACTTTGACTTTTGAGGTCTCACCGCCCCCGACTTTGAGCCAAGTCGGGGGCATTTTGTTCAGATAGAGCACCCTGATGCTCTTCTCCAAGCCATTTCTTTCTTCCATACCTTATTATATATTACTAAATTCACCGCAAAGATAACAATTTTCCACAAAATACGAAAATTCTTCCATTTTTATTTGGCGGTTTCATTTTTTCTCCTTACCTTTGCCACCGCTTATAAGAAGATTGTGTATCAATCCAGCAGGGCGACTGTCTTCGCCTATGGCTTCATTGCCGCAGGCTTTTTTTATGCCGATAGGTTTCCTTTTTCCCGATGGTGGGCAAATGGTATTCCCATGATACATGGCGGCTGCATGAACCGTAAGATTTGAATTGTCCTTCTGGATGAGCCATCTTCTTATAAGCAACGGGGAATGCAGCCGCCACCCTTTTCTCCCGAAATAAAGTGCGAGCTGCTTAACGCTTATAAGAAGATGCAATATGCAAAGTACATTGAATTTGGATGCAGCGCAGGTGAGACCTGTGGGCATCAGCCTGGAGGAGGGAGTGGCTACCCTCAAGTGTGAGACCAAGAAGCTCTGGAAGACCAAGAGCGAGACGATGAGCTACCTCTGCGAGGAGACCGTGACGTATGGTGACGTGGTGAAGACCCTGGTGGGCTTCGTGGCACTGATGGCAGTCATGGCAGTTGTCGGATTCATAGCAGGAGGGGAGGTATTATGATGAAGGACAATAGCACAAACACAGCAGTGGAGATGACTACGGAGGAGTTCCACAAGCTTTTGGAGGAGAACACCAAGTTGGTGAATGCCGAGCGCACCCATCACCAAAACGCATTGGCATACGCACAGAACGTCTATACGGAGTCCATTGATGCCATCATCCAGGATGAAAAACTTGCCTTGGAGACTTTCCGCTTGGCTCGTGACGAGTTCGAGACCGCCAAGAAGGAATACGATGACATGTTAAGACGCTGCGCCAAGAGACGCAATGAGGCTGGGCAGAGATACAATCGTGAGAAAGCTGACGCCAAGAGCTTGTGGTGTCTCAACAACGACCGCCTACAGTCCGAGCGACACAATCTCTTCGAACGTTTCAGAGATTCGGGGGGGCAATTTCTCGACGATGCAAGCGGCTTACTTCACCCAGGATGGAGCAGAACAAAGAAGAAAGGAGTGAGCGGTGAAGAAGAAGCCTAAGGACATCATGGAGCTCGACTGCAAGAGACAGCGAGTCCAGAGCCGACTCGTGGAGCGAGCCTGGCATCTCGACAAGGAGCACACCGAGCTATGGCAGCAGACAGAGCGTGCGAGGTTCAACAGACAGTTCTGCCGAACCAACCGCACCTACTGTGCCCTCACAGACAACATCGACCACCTCGTTGCCACGGACAAGCGTGTGTGCCGACTCCGTGAGAAGTACTTCCTCTGGGCGGCTCGCATCACCTATTGGAACATCCTCTTCGATACGGCATACGAGCGCATGCAGCTCCGCAAGACATGCGAGAGAGCATACGAGGAAGTGAAAACAGAAGTTCAACCCATTAATTTTGTTTAACCATGCCAAAAGATATGACCAAGTCAGCCATCGAGCGACAGATGCTCGATGCCTACTTCCACTTCCGCTCCAACCTCCCCACCGTGGACGAGGAGAGCGGATTGGACTACAAGAAGTCCTTCAAGACCACCGAGGACATCGCCTCGGACCTCTCAACCATGGCGACCATCGATCCCGATACCATCGTGAGCTACCTCGTGGATGGCGACTACCAGCTGGCGACCTTGCCTGACGGCTCCATCGCCTGGGCGATTTGGGAGAGAGTGTTGCCTATCAAGTAATTTCCCCATAAAATTTGTTGCTTTCAAAGAAAATCACTACCTTTGTGGCTGATTAAATTGAAAGATTTCACGGAGGGTGGCGCGTGAGCGTAGCTCTCCGTATTTTTATATCCGCACCCGTCATCTTATCTTTGCATCAAAAAAAGACAAGATGACCATCAAATCAGCACCGTCGGGCACGTGCTTCCTCTACAACATACGTGACCTCGACATCCTTACCTCCATGAGCCGTGTGCTCGTCACCATAGCCATAGGCGACAACACCGTCTATAGCGAGTTTCTCTATCCCGCCGATGGCGAGATAGTCCTTGCCGACCTGGCTGACATTTTCCAGCCATACGCAAGGCAGCAGCTCGTCATCGATGCCGTCATCACCGCCACCGAGCAAAAGGTGGACGAAGAGGGCGGTGCCACGCAGAGCGACCAGAAGACATGCAAGCTCCGTGTGCTCTACGCCACCGTTGACATCCCTGACATCGACTGCCAGGACTTCACCGACACCCATTTCCTCACCATCTTGCAGGATGCCAAGACCACCTCGATGGGTCGCCTTGAGTATCTCCACTACCTCGGCACAGACTCAGCGTCCGTCACGGCATACTACACCGATGGCACCAAGCAACTCTTCACGCCGCAGGTGGTGGGCGGCAACGCCAAATATACCACCATCGACGTCTCGCCGTCCAGCTTCGCCGTCAAGGGCAAGACCCTCTCATACCTCGATGCCACCGCAGGCAGTCGCAAGCAGACGCTCATCGTTGACCAGCGGCAGCCCGACTGCGCCCCGATACTCCTCTTCACCAACTCATTCGGGTGCCAGGAGCTGATATACTGCACGGGCAAGCACGAGGTGTCGCCCGAATACACACGTGACAGCGCATCCATCGGGGGCAAGACCCTCAACTACCGCATCACCGAGAAACGCACCTTCAAGGCTGACACGGGACCGCTCACGGTGGCGATGGCTGGATGGGCTGACGACCTCTTCCGCTCGGACGAGGTCTATCTGGTCAACATCTACGATGGCGATGCTGTGGTGGGCAAGAGGGTCACCATCTCCGACTCCAAGAGCGACAATGACAACCTCCTCGACACCATCCCACGCTTCACCTTCAGCTACTCCTACGCACAGAGACAGCACAATGTGCTCGACATGAGGCGTGCGGGTCGCATCTTCGACAATACGTTTGACCATACTTTCAATTGATGAAAAAGACCGCATATCACATCAACGAGGTGCTGCGCCTCATGGACCAGGCGCACCGTGACCACGCCACCGTCAGGCTCAAGGCGTGGACTTCTGACGGACGATCCATCGACTATGACGGATGGCTCGTCTCTGGCGGCAGCTGGCGAGGGGGATTCCATCGCCTCACGCACCCACAGACAGGGGAGGTGCACACGCTTCCCGATGTCTTCATCTTCAATTTTTTAGGATTACCAGTATATCTATGAGCAAGAACAAATACACCATGGCTCGTGTCGGCCAAAGCGGCGACAAGGAGCGATACATGCTGATGCCATCGGGCGTGCATGGGGTGACCAGGAACGAGGCGACCATCGCCTCGCAGTATGGGGGAGACACCTCCTTCCTCGGTTCGGGGGAGGTGGGCGACGCCACCTATTCGCCCATCACCGTGGATGGCAGGGACTATGAGTATGTGAGGTATGGGGACGATGACTCCATACCATACGAGCTGCAGAGACTTCTGAGAATGAACATGGTCGCCATGCGTGCGCAGGCGTTCAACGTGCAGTGCTGCTATGGGCAGGGCATCCGCTTCGTGGACCGTGAGACCATGAAGGACACCACGGACCCCGAGATCCGTGAGTTCTGCCTTCGCAACAGCATACACGAGGTGTTCATGGAGCAGGCGACCGACATGAAGTTCTTCTTCTGGAATGTCACCGTCATCATCCTCTCCCGTGACCACGCCAAGATCGTGCAGATGCGCCACAAGGACGTGACCTACTGCCGCTTCCAACGACCCGACAAGGTTACGGGTCGCATCGCCCACGTCTTCTTCGGAGACTTCCGCAAGTCGATGTCGCCGTTGGAGGCGGAGATGATTCCGCTCCTCGACTACTGGGACCCTCTGGGCGACCTGATGGCTCGCATGGGCAAGGCTCCCGACCCATACACCGGGGTGACGGGCAAGGCACCGAGGGATGGCCGTGACTGCAAGTTCGCCATCGTCTCACGCATCCCGACACCGGGCTTCCAGTTCTATCCCATCCCATACTACACAGCCATCTTCGATGATGCCTGGTTCGACATCTACCGTCTCATCGGCATTGGCAAGAGGTTCATGATCAAGAACACCTCAGCCCCTCGCATACAGATAGAGGTGCATCGCGAGTACTGGGACAACCTTTGCAACGAGGAGGGCATCATCGACCCGGTGGAGCGCATGGAACGCATCAAGGAGGAGCGTGACAACATCATCAACTTCGTCTGCGGCCCCGAGAACGCTGGCAAGGCGCTCATCACGGGCTACTACTTCGACCCAAACGGCAAGGAGCAGCGCATGGTGCGCATCATCAACCTCAACGAGTCGGGGCAGAAGGAGGGAGGCGACTGGGCGGATGACATGAGCGAGGCATCCAACGCCCTCTGCTTCGCCCTCGGCGTGCATCCCAACCTCATCGGTGCCACGCCTGGCAAGAGCCAAATGAACAACTCTGGCTCCGACAAGCGTGAGCTCTTCATACTCAAGCAATCGCTGGAGAAGGCATGCCACGACATCATGGCGAAGCCCTATCACGTCGTGGCGCACTACAACGGATGGTCAGACCGTGACATCACCGTCGATGTGCCGATGATAGAGCTGACCACCCTCGACAAGAATAAGGATCAACAGACATCAACCGTTAGCAATACTGAAGACAATGAAAATGGAAATTAGCAAGGACGAGTTCGAGCAGGCCATCTTGGTCGCCACCTCGTCACACTCGGAGGTCTATGACTCCGTAAAGCCCCATTTCATCGGGGCATACGACAAGATCAAGAGTTTCTTCATTGGCAGCGATGGCATCAAGGATCTCGATGAAACCGAGGATTTTCAGCCATTGCTGAAGAGATGGGTGTGCCTTGAGGCCTTCCTCTCCGTGGTCCGTCACCTCGACCTCGTCCTCACCCCGACAGGCTTTGGCGTGGTGAGCAACGGCGAGGTCTCGCCAGCTTCCGCATCACGTGTGGAGAGCCTGGTGGAGCAAGTCCGCCAGGCGTGGCAGTGTGCCAAGGAGCAGGCGGTGCTCGCACTCCTTGGCTCGCTTCCGGATTGGGGGTGCAGCTCGTTTGGTGAGAGATGCGTGCCAACCTTGCTTTGGGGATACCAGGACTACAAGGTGGCGGCGAGGGCGGAGCAGTTGACCACGTCCGACTGGCAGCTGGCACAGACACACATCCAAACCGCTGACGAGATTCTACGCCGCCGCATCTCCAACGAGCAGATGGATGCGCTGCTCTCTCACCTCCGCAGCGGAAAGCCTTGGACGGATCCTATGCAGAAGGCGGTCAACCTCATGCGCTCCTATATGGTTCGCTATTCCGACACCGCCAATTTCACGCCCAACGAGATGAAGAGCCTCCTTGACAGGCTCCAGACATTGATGGATGCCGATGCGGACACCTTCGCTCCCTATCACGCATCATCCGAGTACCGACGCAACCATTTCAAGCCGTATGAAAATAAGAAGTCAAACCCTGCCTACATATTCATTTAACGATGGAAAAATCAATCTCTCGCTTACAGTCCCTGATTCTTGGGACAAGCTCACGCAGTCTCAGCTTCGATATGCGCTCTTCCTGCTCACTAGATATTCCGAACCCATCGTCATCAAGACCTGTTTTCTGGTTCGAGTCGCAGGACTTGACATCATCAAGCGGACACGCACAGGATGGAAATGCCAGGTTAGATGCCATGACGTTAGTGATTCCAAGGGAAGGGAAAAAGTCCGCCGCAGGGTCTTCTACCTCAGCACCGAGCAAGTCTTGGGATTCCTCGACCAGCTTGACTTTCTCGATGGATTCAGCGGATTTCAGCCCATCGCTTCAATCTCTGATAGACTTTTCGCCGTTGATAGTATCCGCCGTATATCGTTCCAGGACTACCTCTTTGCTGAGAAATATTACCAGCTTTATCTGTTGCGCCGAGCAGACAAGTTTCTTGCCCAACTCGGTTACATTCTGTACCGCACAAGTAGTGGCGAACGTGACGACACTGTTACCTTTGCTCCAGAGGAGCTGCTGGCGACATTCCTATGGTATTCGGACTTCAAGGCTCTCGCCGCCGCCAACTTTCCGCATTTTTTCAAGTCCTCCAAGGAGGGCGGCGCACCTTCGGAGCAGGACATATCCCTGGGCATTCGTGCGCAAGTCCGTGCGCTCACCGATGGCGACATCACCAAGCAGCAGGCTGTCTTCGAGACAGACTGCTGGGCTGCGCTCACGGAGCTGGACGAGAAGGCGAGGGAGGCAGAGGAATTCAAGCAAAAGACAAAAAATCATTAGAGGATATGACAGAGAAACAATTCGATGCAATCGCATATTTCAAGCAATTGACAGGGGAGAACGTCACTTGCCGACTTTATAATTTTGTCGCAACGACATGCAGCGGTCCCGACACCGTGCAGGGCGTGATGCAGCAGTTCCGCCGCACGGCCAACTTCGTCATGGTGTCCGACACGGTCGATTCCAACACCCATTCCGTGGGAGACGGATTCTTCGACCGCAACGTCTTCACCGTGTGGATCCTCGCAGCATACAAGCAGGACGACATGGCTGACCGTGAGCAGAAGCTCAACGTCTGCAGATATATCTTCAGACAGTTCCTCAGCCGTCTCCTCCACGACAAGGAGCTGGAGATCTACGATGACCAGATGGAGTTCCTCGATCTCACGCACGTCTATTCCACCGAGCTGGGCAGATGGAGCATGAACGGCGTGACCGGACTTTATTTCATGGTCTCCTCCGACGAGCCTGTTGACCTCCAATATGACGAGAGCCTATGGCAGAAGCAATAGACGAGCTCCGCAAGTACCACAAGGGGTGGGCGGATGCCATGGGCGTGTTCTGGCGTGAACGCATGGAGAAGCTGCGCACCATCGACACCGGTGCGCTCTATTCGTCCATCAAGGCACGCATCGAGGAGAGCAGCGTCACCACCATCGAGCACAACTTCCTCCAGTACGGCATCTATGTCGCCGCTGGCGTGGGTCCTGCCCACGAGTGGTTCAAGTGGACCAAGGCGCAGGGCGGTGTCAAGATACACCGCATCAATGGCGGCGACCTCAACTTCCTAGGCGAGGAGTACCGCAAGGAGCAGGGCTTGGACGAGCCACGAAAGGTGGGTCCGGCATGGGGCGGACGCATAGCCGGTGGCAAGCCCAAGGGCCGCCGTGACTGGTTCTCCCAGAAATACTACTCCTCCGTCATGCGACTCAACGAGCGTGAGGCGGACTTCTATGGCGAGACATACAACGGCTTGATGGCCACGGCACTCGACGAGATATTCAGCGGTGTCGGCGCAGCCCGAAACCTGTAGGCGTATTTCTCGCAGATTTTTCGATCATTATTTTTGCACAAAAAAACATGGCAGACCAATTGACCAAGCAGAAGCTGGAGCAGGACTTCGAGCAGATACGTGACGAGCGGCGCAAGGCGGCGAACACCGCCGAGCGCATAGGCAACGCCTTCCTCTCCCTGCTACATTTCAACACCGAGGTGGAGGACACCCGATACCTCTCACGTGAGCACGACGATACCGCCCATGGCATCATCACCTTCGCAAAGGGGCTGGTTTCATCGGCACTCGCCAAGCTCGCATCTCTCTTCGTGTCGGGTGACACGCAGTTGGGCGAGAATGGCACCAAGACCACATTCGGCAGCTACAAGCCAGAGGCTTCGGGTGCTGCTGTCTCCGTGTCGAGTGACGGCACATCGACCGCCGAGTTTGACTTCATCACCATACGCCGTGCAGCCTACTTTCGAGAGATCTCCGTCAAGGAACTTCGTCACGTGGGTGGCGAGATGGCGCTGACGGCAGCCGCCATGGTATGCTCCAAGGTGGAGTGGCTCAACAGCCGTGGGCGTGTCATCACAGCTGGCACGCCGACCTATTACAAGTGCTACTTCGAGAAGACCGACGGCAAGCGCACCACATACCAGGAGTTCATCGTGGGAGACCAGGCACGATGCCAGACCTTCCGCATCTCCGCAGGCTCCTCGTCCTACCAATCGACCAAGTACTACTGGCGACTGGTGACTGGCGTGGGCGATGACTACATCATCCTCTCCAACCAGGATGGCAAGTTTGATGGCGTGGGGATCCCAGAGACTGGCGACAACATCGTGCAGCTCGGATGCCTGGAGGCAGGCAACCCAGTCCGCACGTCAGCCATCATCCTCTCAGCCACCGCCGAGGACGCACCTTCGACCAAGTACTACTCCGGCATCACGTCCTTCTCCCTCTCTGACTGCGAGGTCAAGGACGAGGGCTTCGAGGGCGGTCAGTTCCACTCTCGCATCTATGGCACATACTACGTGGGCGACCGTGAGCAGTCCAACTTCATTTCCTACGATCCGCTCACCAAGACAGCCACCTTCAAGGGCAAGGCCATCTTCGAGCCTGGCACCACGCTCCCTGACGGTACGCCCATCGAGCAGCTGCAGAACCTTGGCATCAAGAGTGGCAACCTCCTCCGCAACTCGGGCTTCACGGGCGACTACACCTCCCGAGAGATGCAAGCCGACATGGACATTACCGATGAAACCACCATTTTCAGCGACTCCGCCAAGGGGTGGGAGGCAGAAAACGCCGAATTCATCGAGACCTCGGAGAGTGAGTCGGGGCATGCCGTCACCCTCACAGACGGCGGCATGGCGCAGCAACTCTCCTCCCTCATATCGGGTGAGAAATACACCCTCGCCTTCAAGGCTCGTGGCTCGGTCCTCCACTTCACGGTGGGAGGCTACAGCGAGACCATCGAGCTGACCGATGAGACCAAGAGATATTCGGTCATCTTCACCTGCACCGATGCGGATGACCTCCGTTTTCGCATATTTGACACCACGGCGACCGTGATGGAGATCACGCTCAACCAAGGCAACCTGCCCATCCAGTGGACGGCCGCCTACGATGACAACGACAAGTCGCTGGCAGACTTCGAGGCGTTCCGCTACCTCTCCACCGCCATCACCGAGGCGAAGACCACCGTCAACGGAGGACTTGTGATGACACAGGACCTCCGTGTCGGCCAATACCGCGACGGCAAGATGGTCAGGGAGACCGGTGGCATGAGCGGCTATGCAGCCACCAAGAACTCACCGTTCATCTGGGGCGGCGGCAGCCTCTCGCAGGCATTCCACACCATCGGCAAGTACATCAACGACCCAAGCTACCAGGCGACTGACGAGGAGCTGAAGGAGATGTGCTCCTTCGTCATCACCCACGGCGGTCGTGCCATCCTCAACGACATCATCCTCCATGGCTACATCTACGCCAAGGGCGGCGTGCTCCAGTCCGTCCGCTCTCCCAATGGCAACTTTTCCATCGACGAGGACGGCAACGCCAAGCTCAAGGGGGAAATTGAGGCAAGCAAGGGAACCATCGGCGGCTTCGACATCAACCAAGGCAGCATAGGCACGGCTGTCGTGGAAAACAAGGATGACGACGGCAAGACGGACATCGGTCTCGGCAAGTCGGGCAAGATGACCCTCGCTGACCAGTACATCGTCTTCAACGGCAAGGACAGGCAAGCCATCCTTGGACAGTGGGAGACGCTCGGCACAGCCATCCTCGCACGTCTCTACGACTACGTGGATGACATCTTGACAAGATATGGCATGGTACTCAGTGTCCGCAATAAGAAGGGCGGAGCCTGTGCGCTCAGTTTTGGCGGCGGCTATACCTCTGGGCTTGCGCTCAAGACGGATATCTACACCAAGCGCGCATCGGGCAACACGCCCATATCCTTGGAGACCAATGTCGCCATCCTTCTAGATACCGACTGCACATACCAGCTTCCCGACATGCAGCCCTACGATGATGGGCATGTGCTCTTCGTCAAGCGTGGCAACGGAGGTTCCAAGGACAATTCCGTCAACGTGACGGTGGGCAAGTACACCGATGCGGATGGTGTGGAGCACACGCCGTACATCCTGCACGACCAAGGCGCACACGCCACGACTCTCTGCATACAGTCCGCCTCTGATGCGATGATCCTGGTGTTCACCAAGAACCTCGTGTCGTCAGACAACGCCAACAAGGGCTGCTGGGTGCAGTTCAAATGTCCACGCGACTGGTAATAACATTAAATATCACATACAATGAACGAATTGAATAAAGTCCCCTCTTCTGGCACGACCTTCGGAAAGGTGGTCGATGCCGTCAACGAGAATTTCGGGTTGATACTCACGGCCATCACGGAGCTGGAGCAGACCAACAAGCGCAAGTACCTCTTCACCAATGAGGCGGAGCTGAAGGCGACCTATCCCAACCCCGACAAGGGCGACTATGCCTTTGTCGGCGACCTTGCCAACGCCCTGGTCTATAAGTGTACCACCGCTGGCACCTGGACCAAGACATCCGAGAAATGGAATGTCGGCGGTACCATCGACGTGACCGCATACGTCTCGCCGTCAGACCCTATCACGGAGATCACGCAGCTCGTGGCCACCAAGGTGCGCATGCTGCAAAACAAGGGCGAGGCGTTCCTGCCTGCCACATCCACCAAGGCGGTGCTCGACCCAGAGACCAAGAAGACCCTCGCCGAGGGCTTGGCAGAGATGCGTGCCAACGATGAGACCTTCTCGCAGCATATCTCATCGCAGACGGGCACCAACAAGGCACTCGCCGACAACATCAGCGCACTCGCCCAGAAAACCACCGAGCATTTCAACGCCTTGGAGCAGGGCGGCATATCGGAGGACATGCTGAGCGATGACCTGAAAGAGCACATCAAGTCATCGGCTGGTGGCAAGGGCGGCAACACCTTCAACGTCACGGACCAGGTGCCGCTGGAGTCTGGCTTCTACACCCTCGACGCCGCCATAGCCGCAGTGCCGGAGAAGAACCGCTCCAAGGGTCTCTGCATCACGTTTGAGACCGCCGTGGGCAAGTGGGTCACCAAGCAGTTCGTCGGCACGGACATCACATCATGGGAGTCTGCGGCATCGTGGGAGGACTTCGGCGGTGCCGGCACGGTCAAGCAGGTCACCGTCAACGGAGAGCGCAAGACACCAGACGCATCGGGCAACATAGACATCACCATCCCTACCGTGGAGGTGGACGAGACGCTTGACCAGGAGAGCACCAATGCCGTGCAGAACAAGGCCATCGCCTCCAAGTTCAACGAGATAGAGGGCAGCACCCTTGCATCAAGCGACGTGGAGGTCAGCGATGACGGCACGTCCGTCCATGTCTCGCTCCGCAACAAGAACGGCGGAGAGATCACCACGCTCGACCTTCCGATGGGTTCGGGTGGCGGCGGAGGCGAGACCATGACCACCAAGGTGCTCATATCTGCCATCGTGGATAACGCCATCATCAAGAAAGGGGACAACGCCATGCTCACCTACACCTACGACCATCAATACAGCGGTGGTGACGAGAAGGGGCAATCGACCGGACAGAAGGCGACCATACAGATACAGATGAAGCTCGGTGCGACCACCATCTACAGCGAGAACATCGAGGATGTCAGCGCAGGATCCTACCAGCTCGACCTCACCAAGTACCTGCAGATAGGCACGACCGACATCTACGTCATCGCCTCCACCACGGACCCGACCACGGGCAAGCGGCAGACCAAGCAGGCATACGTCTCCGTCAAGGCGGTGTCGCTCTCCCTGTCATCCTCCTTCAACATCGCCGACTGCGTCGCCGAGGGCGGCTACGATGCCAACGCCACCATATCCATACCGTTCGCCGTCAGCGGATCGGGCAACAAGGTGGTCACCCTCTACGTGGACGGCAAGCAGCGTAACGCACAGACCGTGACACGTTCTGGCACCACCAACGGCAGCTTCAACCTCTCGATGACCGGTCTCGACGAGGGAAGGCACACGCTGCAGATGGTGGCTGAGATGGAGGCGAGCCCGACACTCACGCTCCGCTCCGAGAGCATCTACCTCGATATCCTGTGCGGTGGCACGGATGCGCCGTACATCGGCTCCAAGATCATTTCCGATGATGGCACCATCTTCACCGACACCCACCTCACGCCAACCGTCAAGGCTGGGCAGTATGAGCAGATGTCATTCGACTTCGTGGTCTATGACCCTACGACGACACCAGCCACGGTGTCCGTCCTCCGTGACGGCATCAAGACACAGACGGTGAGCGTGCCACGCACCATGCAGACCTACACCAACCGATTCCTCGACGAGGGCACGGTGGAGATGACCTTCCAGTGCGGTGCGACAAGCTACCGCTTCTTCGTGGAGGTGGAGAAGAGCGGAGTCGATATCGCCGAGACCACGGCGGGTTTGCTGCTGAAGCTCTCTGCCTCTGGGCGTTCCAGCAGCGAGGCGAACCCTGCCGTCTGGGAGAGCGGTGATGTGAGCACCGCCTTCAGTGGCTTCGACTGGTCGTCAAACGGCTGGACGGGCGATGCGCTGCGCCTTACCAACGGTGCGTCCATAGACATAGGCTTCAAGCCGTTCGCCACGGATGCCACCGCCATGGGGGCTACCTTCGAGATGGAGTTGATGTGCGACAACGTCACCGACCGTGACGGCATCATCCTCGACTGCATGCAGGACGGCGTGGGATTCCAGATGACCACCCAGGAGGCTCGCATCCGCACGGCATCGGGCACGGAGGTCAGCACCAAGTTCGCATCTGGCATGAACCTCAAGATAGCGTTCGTGGTGTCCGCCAAGGCTGGCAACCGACTGCTGGAGCTGTATGTCAACGGCATCCTCTCCGGTGCCGTGCGCTACGCACAGTCCGACTCCATGGTGCAGTCCGAGCCAGTGGACATCCGTGTCCTCTCCGATGATGCGGACGTGGAGCTTCGCAACATCCGCATCTACAATCGTGCCGTCAGCGATGACGAGGAGCTGGCCAACTACATCGTTGATTGCAAGACATCTGACGAGATGGTGGTGCTCTTCTCCAACAACGCCGTGATGAACGACGAGGGCACGGACGTGGACATCGACAAGCTGCGTGCCAAGGGCAAGGGCGTGATGCGCATCGTGGGCGACATCGACCTCCTCAACCAGACCAACAACAAGAAGTTCGAGATACCGGTTGACATCTACTTCTACTCGCCATACGGCAAGAAGTACGACTTCGTCATCAAGCAGTGCGGCCTCCGCATCCAGGGCACGTCCTCCACGACATACCCACGCAAGAACTATCGCATCTACATGAGCCGAAGCGAGAAGTATGGCACGCAGCTCTTCGTGGACGGAGTGCTGCAGGAGGGCTTCCTCTACTCCTTCAAGCCGGGTGCAAGGCCTATCGACATCTTCTGTCTCAAGGCGGACTTCTCCGACTCGTCATCCACCCACAACACGGGTGCGGTGCGCATCGTCAACGATGTCTTCAAGAAGTGCGGATGGCTCACCCCACCACAGCAGGCATACAAGGGCGAGTACGACGTGCGCATAGGTGTCGATGGCTTCCCTATCGACTGCTTCTATGACCAGAATGGGGACGGTACCAACGCATACCTCGGCAAGTACAACTTCAACAACGAGAAGTCCGGATCTGCCATCGTCTATGGCTTCGAAGGCATAGAGGGCTTCAATGACGCAGCCACGCTGAACGGCGAGCGCAACAAGTGCGTCTGCCTGGAGTTCCTCAACAACTCCGAGCCTATCTGCCTCTTCGGCACGGGCGACCTCACACGCTTCGACGATGCCCTGGAGTTCCGCTACAAGGCTGACATGACCTGGGACACCGCCGATGCCGATGACAAGGCGGCGGTGCTGCGCCTCTGGCAGTGGATATACTCCTGCAAGGGCAACCCTTCCAAGTTCCTCCAGGAGTACGACCAGTACTTCCTCAATGACGCACCGTTCGCATGGTACCTCGTCACGGACTACTTCATGGGTGTCGATAGCCGTGCCAAGAACATGATGCTCGTTACGTGGGATGGTCTTCACTGGATGTTCATCCCTTACGACATGGATACCCTCTTCGGCGTGCGCAACGACTCCGTGCTGAAGTATGACTACACCATCACGCACGAGACCTTTGACGACTCCATCGGCAGCTATGCCTTCGCCGGTCACAACAGCGTCCTCTGGGAGCTGGTGCGTGCCTGCCCCGACAAGTTGCGTGAGGTGGCTGACAAGATCCGCAGCAACATGTCGCTCGAATACGTGCTGAAGGTCTTCAACGAGGAACAGATGGGCAACTGGTGTGAGCGCATCTACAACAAGGATGGCATCTTCAAGTATGTCACGCCGCTCGTCGATGGCATCAAGACCTCGCAGGGCACGACGACCTACGACTATCTCTATGCCCTACAGGGCAGCCGATACGCCCACCGTTGCTTCACCATACAGAACCGCTTCGCCCTCCTCGACAGCCAGTATGTCTGCGGCACCTACCGCAAGGACAGCTTCGGATGTTACTTCGGCTACAAGTTCGGCTCTGACAACCGCAAGATCAAGATCACCTCGTCGGAGCGTTACTACTTCGGCTACGGCTACACCAGTGGCACGCCACACCAAAGTGCGGTGCTCGCATTCGACAAGGGAGCGCAGGTGCAGCTCACCCTCGACACCGACCTCATCGTCAACGACCCACAATACATATATGGTGCGTCACGCATCATGGGGCTTGACCTCACCGATGTCAGCCACGCCATCCTGCAGACGCTCAACCTCAGCAACCTCACGGCTCTCCGCACGCTCGACATCAGCTGCGCCGGCACACAGACCACGCTCAACAATATCATCGTCGATGGGTGCAAGAACCTCCGCTCCATCAACATGGGCGGTCTCCAGAGTCCGCAGCTCACGAGCATGGACCTCTCCAAGAACACCAAGCTGGAGTCGTTCCTTGCCTCCGACACCGCATTGACGGGTGCCACCTTCGCCAAGGGGGCGCTGCTCTCCAAGGCGGTGCTGCCTGCCTCGTTGCAGACGCTCGACCTGGAATACCTGCCAAGGTTGCAGATGGGCGGTCTCACCCTGGAGGGTACGGACAACGTCACACGCCTCGTGGTGGACAGCTGCCCGGGCATCGACTGGATACAGCTGATGGCACGCTGCCCCAACGTCAAGCACCTCCGTGTCACTGGCATCGAGGAGGAGGGCGATGGCTCGCTGCTCCGACAGTACATGGAGATGGGCGGTGTCGATGAGGGCGGCGGCAACGTGGACACCTGCCGCCTCGTGGGCTCCTACCAGCTCACGTCCTACATCGATGACGAGGAGTTCGCCAGATACCAGGCGCACTACCCTGAGCTCAACATCATGCAGCCACCATACACCGTGATAGAGTTCGATGACTCCGTGCCTGACGACGCACACGTCAGCAACCTCGACAACGAGACCGGATACAAGTATGGCAACGCATACCAGCCATCGGGTCACATCAAGGCATATCTCGCCAAGCGTCATCGTGTCCTCGCCAAGGTCACCAGGAAGGCCACGCAGGTCAACGTCAAGATGGCTGGCATAGACACCGTGATGAACAAGCCCGACGGTGAGATGACATACTATCCGCTCCACGATGAGGATTCCAACTACTATGCGGATGCCAAGCAGTTGCGTGACTGCTCTGCCGCCAAGCTCGACAGCACCGAGGGTGACATCATGATGCTGGAGCCGCACCATTTCTTCAAGGGCATCAACGACTATCTCAACCGCAAGCACTATTACTGCTTCAGCACCAATGCCACGACACCGAGCGTGTCAAGGGACACCGTGCAGATGTCCATCGACGACATCAAGCTCACCAAGGGCGGCTGGCGTGACGGCTTCAAGCTCATCGCCAACAAGCCGACCCTCAGCGAGTCCTATGCGGCGGATGCCAACTATGCGGTCATCAAGTTTGACGTGGCAGGCTACAAGAGGGTGCGCTTCCCTGCAGCCCCTGGCTCCAACATGCTCTGCTCCATCTTCCTCGCCGAGGACGGCAGCATCATCGGCAACGTGCTCGTGCCGACCATCAACCTCACCTTCGAGAAGGGGCAGTATATCATCGCCGACATACCGGATGGAGCCGTCAGTCTCTGTGCCACCACGTGGTCGAAGACACCGGGCGACAAGGTGGTGCTCAGCAACTCCGACAAGATAGAGGACATGGAGCCTGACTGGGTCGAGGTGGACGAATACCTCTGCGCCGCCGTCAAGAGCACGGTCGTGGGCGACAAGCTCCGTGCCTGCGTCACGGGAGGCTCCTCCACAGCCAACATGCCGTGGAGCGACTTCCACTATTATTCCGCACTGAGGGGCATGCAGCAGATAGACTTCGGCATGCACAGCGAGATCGCCAATCTCTTCTACATGAAGTATGGCCGTCTCAACAGCCAGGAGCAGTGCGGCGCAGGCTCGCACTCCAATGTGCGAACCACTGGAGAGACCATGAGCCGTGGCATGACCGACACCGTCGGCTATGTCGCCGCCAAGGCCATCAACGCATCCGTCACCAACAGCATGGTCGATGGTGGTGTCCATCAGTACGCCTGGTATGTGGATGGTGATGAGGAGAGCGGCAACGCCACGGTCAAGCAGGTCAACTGCACTTGCTGCCTCGGTTATGAGGATATCTATGGTCATAAGTCGGAGTGCGTGGACAATTGCGACATGCCTAACGACAGCGCACACCAGTATATGCTGCGCATCTTCTCTGACGAGAACACCTACAGGTACATCAAGGTCTCTGGCTACAGTAGCATCTGGGTGACCGCCGTCTATCACGGCAGATTCGGTGATGTCATCGCCACAGGTTCGGGCGGTGGCTCCGCTACGACCTATTACGGTGACTATCACTGGATAACAGGCAATGCCAACCGTGTGCTGTATCGGGGCTACAGCCATGCGTATCCGTATGGCGGTGTTTCGTACACGTATGCGAATAGCGACGCGTCGTATTCGAGTGCGAACCTCGGGTCGCGTCTGGCCTTCCGCGGCAAGATCGTCAAAGCGTCGAGCGTAGCGAGATACAAGGCGACAGTCGAGGTGGCGTAAAAGCGTAAAGCGATGAAATCGAAATCGACCTGCCGATGGCGAGTATGCACAAATACCGCCTTTGGCGGTCGATTTTTTTTGTTTTTCGCATATATTTGGAAAAAATAAACTATCTTTGCAGCATCAAGGCAGAGTCTCCCAAGACCGTGTGCTGTATCGGGGCAACAGCCATGCGTATCCGTATGGCGGTGTTTCGTACACGTATGCGAATAGCGACGCGTCGTATTCGAGTGCGAACCTCGGGTCGCGTCTGGACTACTGTTTCATCGGTTCTACGGCACCGCCGACGTGTCGGCATCGCAGTGACCGAGGGAGATGCGCCGCACTCATGGAGTGAAAAATCAAGGAGTGGGTAGAGTTTGGTAGGTCCCATCGGACTCGAAGAAGTCAGACCCCATCAAGGAAGGCTATGAAGAGAGACGGCAACATCATACCAGAGATCATCGACCACGGTAACATGTCCGAGTCGTTCGACCAGGTCCTACGTGGCACAGTCCGCAAGACGTGCCGTGAGGGGCGTGAGCTGCTGGCTCGACGTGAGGAGGTCATGGCAAACCTCCAGCGTGAGATAGCCGATGGCTCGTTCAAGGTCACAGAGTACCGGGAGCGAGAGATCTATGAGTACGGCAAGCACCGCATCCTGCAGATCGTCCCCATGGAGAGGCGCATCGGGTGCCACGCCATCATGCGTGTCGTTGACAGGCACTTGCACAGACGCTTCATACGCACCACGGGCGCAAGCATCGTGGGCAGGGGCACGCACGACTTGATGAGCCAAGTCCGTGAAGCCCTCCACGACAATCCGCATCTGAGATACGCCTATCAGTTCGACATCGTCCACTTCTACGACAACGTGGACCACCAGCTTGCCAAGGACGCATACGCACACGTCTTCAAGGACAAGACCTTGCTCCACATTTTGGGCAACCTCATAGATCTGTTGCCCCAGGGCATCAGCTTCGGACTTCGCCCATCGCAAGCCACCGGCAACTTGATATTGTCCAGACACCTCGACCATCCTCTGAAGGACGGCATGGGCGTGAGGCACTTCTTCCGCTATTGTGACGATGGGTTGGTGCTCGCCGAGACCAAGGCTGAGCTTTGGGTCATCCGTGATGCCATCCACGAGATGCTGGAGGACATAGGCTTCCAGGTCAAGCGCAATGAGCGCATCTATCCGGTCACCGAGGGCATCGACTTCGTGGGATATGTCATCTACCCCGACCACGTGAGACTGCGCAAGCGCATCAAGAAGAAGTTTGCAGCCAAGATCAAGGAGGTCAAGTCACGCAAGAGAAGGCATGAGCTGATGGCTTCCTTCTGGGCGATGACCAAGCACGCTGATTGCAATCATCTTAACAATAAGCTAATAGGAGAAAAGAATATGAAATCTTTCAAGGAACTCAATGTAACTTACAAGCCGGAGAATGGTCAGAAGTACTTTCCCGGTGACACCATCTCCATACGTGAGTTGGTCAACCTCAACATCATCGTCCACGACTTCCAGCTGGATGTCAAGACCAAGGAGGGAGAGGGACGATGTGTCGTATCAATCGAGATGGGGGGGCAAATGAAGAAATTCATCACCAATTCCGCAGAAATGAAGAATGTGCTTGCCCAGATCGCCGAAATCGACGATGGGCTGCCGTTTGAGACCACTATCAAGGCGGTCGCATTCGGCAATGGTAAAACAAAATATGTTTTCACATAATGGAAAAAGTCAATGGTAGCCCTGACGTGAAGCTCCTGGAGTGCACAAATCCCGTCAGAGACTACTGGCGCATCAGATTCGATGTGCAGACCAAGGATGACGGCACGGCTGACTACATGGAGCACCAGCTTTACGCAAAGCCTACCCTCCAGCAGGTCAAGGCCATCATCACGGAGTATATCAATGAGCAGACAGACCAGAAAATTCTGTCCGGGCTCACTTACCAAAATCAGATGGTGTGGCTCTCTGCAGAGAACCAGGCCAACTACAAGGCGGCTTATGACCTGGCCGTGCAGACGCAGGGCGAGAACCTGCCCTACAAGGTCAAACTCGGTTCTGAGGACGAGCCTTCCTATAGGGAGTTCTCCTCGCTCCAGGATTTCAAGGCGTTTTATCTGTCCATCCAGAGGCACATCGACACCGCCATACAGGAGGGATGGGCCAAGAAGGATGCCATCGACTGGAGTCAATACCAATAGCATTTTTTGCCACAATATATGCCAATTCATGCGGCTTGATCGGTCTTTTGACGGGTCAAGCCGTATTTTTATATCCCCGTTTGTCATCTTATCTTTGCATCAAAAAAGATAAGATGCAGAAGAATACTAAGGAATGGATTCAATACGGCTCGGCCATTGTCGTGCTGTCATTCGCTATCGTGCTGGTTTACATCAGCTACTTCACCTCGCAGAGGGGTGATGTCACGGACAACGTCCTCTGGTACTTTGCGCAGTCTCTCATGTACGCTGGCTCCATCTTCGGTGTGGCCATCGCCATAGATGCCAAGTTCGAGAATATCAAAAACAAATTTCTAAACCACAAAGATAATGAGAAAGATTAAGTACATTTTTGTTCATTGCACGGCAAGCAGACGGTCTTGGACCATCGATGCCCTGCTCAAGGAGTTCACACGCAAGGGATGGCACTACCCGGGCTATCACTGGGCCATCACCGAGGACGGCAAGAAGACACAGCTCATGACCGAGGAGCAACCTTCCAATGGTGTCAAGGGCTACAACGGATACGCCATCAACGTGGCGTGGATGGGTGGCATCAGCAACACTGGCAAGCCTATTGACAATCGCACGGATGCACAGAAGCAGACCCTCCGTGAGTTGCTCACCGAACTGAAGCACCGATATCCGGATGCCAAGATACTTGGACATCGTGACATCTCGCCAGACAAGAACCACAACGGCGTGGTCGATCCATGGGAGCGCATCAAGGAGTGTCCTTGCTTCGATGCCATAACCGAATACGCTGACATCAAGTAGGGGCTTATGGGTTGGTTATCTAAGATCAAGGGTGCAGCACCCCTGTTGCTGGTGCTGCTCTTCATCGGCATCGCCACTTTCATCTTCGACCGAAGACAGCGTGAGGAGAGCGAGGCGATGCAGCTTCAGCTGCATGAGCTGCAGCTGAAGTACTCGCCAGCGGAGCGTGACACCATCCGTGACTCCGTCATCGTCATCACGCAGCAGGTCATGCAGATGGATCGCAGTGAATACAAGCTCTTGGCTGCTGACAGGAAGTTACTCTAGGACATGAGCCTCAGGCTCAGCCAGGTCGCCGCAGACCATCGCATGTCGATGGTCACCGCTGACACGGTGAAGGCGACCCGACGAAATTCAGTTTTCGCATATAAGGATGAATGGCTCTCGCTAAGGCTCGACACGGCTGACTCCATGCTGACCTACAAGGCCAGGGACAGCCTCCAATGCCTGGTGGCGAGACAATACAAGCACAAGTTCCTGTGGTGGAGGTGGGGTACCAAGAGTTATGACATCAAGGTCATCAACTTCAACCCACATTCCACATTATTATATAATAGCTATATACAAGTCAACCAATAATGGCTCGTCAAGAGGTATATACCACCATCGTCAAGCTCAACTCCGAGGAGGCGAAGAACCGTCTCAAGGAGCTTGAGGACAAAGTCGCTCGTCTCAAGAAGGCTAAGCAAGATGCCTTCTCGGCGGGCGATTCTCGTTTAGGCGCATCCCTCGCCAAGGATCTAAAGGCTGCGGAGCGAGAGATGAAGCAATTCAAAAATTCTACTATGAGCGTGAAGGAGACGCTCAACAACCTTTCCTCCGCTTCCATCGGCCAGCTGGAGAAGGCGGTCCGACACCTGAAAGGCCAGATGAAGGCGACTACCGATGCCATGGAGCTGCGCAAGCTGTGGACTCAGCTGGAGCAGGTCAAGGCGCAGATGGACTTGCTAAAGGACTCGACACGCAACACAGAGCGTGAGGCATCGCGCCTCACAGCCACCGTGTCCAACCTAAAGCATGCCTCCATCAATGACCTCAACTTCGCTGCGAGCACGCTTCGCTCGCAGATGAACACCTTCGACCCTTCCTCCACCATGTACGCCAGCCGTGCCGCACAGTTGAAGTTGGTGGAGGCTGAGTTGGAGCGCATCCGACAGTCAGAGCAGAGGGTGGTCACCCTCATGTCACAATATGACAGGGAGATTGACGAGGCCAACAAGGACATCCACGAGACCAAGCGACAGATGGACTTGGTTAATGCCACCTTGGGCAGTCTGAAGACTTCCTCAGTCCGTGACCTCGAATACTCCCTAAAAATTCTCAACCAGGAGATGCGTGGCATGGACAGAGGCTCGGAGGCATTCAAGCAGATGCAGCAGCAAGCCAAGAAACTCCGTATGGAGTTGGAGGCTGTGCGTGCCGAGGGACAGGCACAGCAGTCTTGGATAGGTCGAACCGCCGACTGGTTCAACAAGATGCAGGGCATCATTCTGGGCTTTGTCGCCGCCATATCCGGCGTCACCTTCACCGTCAAGAAATGCGTGGAGGAGTATGCCAAGATGGATGACGAGATGACCAACGTCCGCAAATATACAGGTCAGGCTGCGGACGAGGTGGAGCGCATGAATGAGGACTTCAAGCGCATAGACACACGCACGCCTCGTCAAAAGCTCAACCAACTTGCAGAGGATGCTGGACGCTTGGGCATCACATCGACGGCAGCCGTGGAGGAGTTCGTCGATGGTGCCGACAAGATCAATGTCGCCTTGGGCGATGACTTGGGCGAAAATGCGGTATCGCAAATCGGAAAGCTCGCCCAGATGTTCGGTGAGGACAAAACCAAGGGATTGCGTGGTGCAATGCTTGCCACGGGTTCTGCTGTCAACGAGTTGGCGCAGAACTCCTCCGCATCCGCAGGCTATCTCGTTGACTTCACCGCACGTGTGGCTGGTGTGGGCAAGCAGGCTGGCTTTACGCAAGCACAAATCATGGGTCTCGCATCAGTGCTTGACCAGAATATGCAGCAGGACGAGACCGCAGCTACCGCCGTGCAGAACTTGTTGGCCAAGATGTTCCAGGACTCTGCCAAGTTCGCCAAGATTGCTGGTCTCAACGTCAAGGAGTTTGCCAAGACATTGAAGACCGATGCCAACACCGCCTTGCTACAGTTCCTCCAGGCGATGCGTGCCAAAGGTGGCTTCGCAGACCTCGCCCCTATGTTCGAGGAGATGAAGATGGACGGCTCACGTGCCACTGGCGTGCTCACCGTCTTGGCTGACAAGCTCGATGACATCAAGACCGCACAGGGCTTGGCGACACAAGCCTATGCGGACGGCACTTCCGTCATCAATGAGTTCAACACGCAGAATGAGAGCGTGCAGGCGCAACTTGACAAGGCGGCAAAGAAATTCTTGGATCTTTCCATAGAACTTGGTCAAAAATTATATCCTGCTGCCAGATATTGTCTGTCAGCTGCAAGCTTGGGTGTTAGGTTGTTGTCTGTTTTGGTTGATTTTGTCATCAACTACTGGAAATCATTGGTCGTGTTGACCACTGCTGTAGTGACCTACACCGCAATGGTCAAAGCCAAGATTATCTGGGATAAATTACAGATGTTCTGGCTGAATATAATGATACTTCGAGAGAAAGCGCATCTTGCCCTGATGGCACTCAAAAAGTCCGCTATGCAGACCATGACCATTTGCCAAATGGCACTTACCAAGCAAATAAAGTTGACAACTGCCGCCCAGATGTTGTGGAACAAGGTTTTGTTGGCCAATCCAATGACTGCAGTGATTGCAGTCGTGGTTGGTTTGACTGCGGCTTTTGTGAGCTTGTCTAAAAAGACAACCGCAGCCGAACAGGCGCAGAAAGATTTTAATGAGGCGTTGTCTGAAGCTAACAGACAAGCAGCCGATGAGGAAGCTGCCGTTTTAAGTTTGGTTTCTGCCATCCAGTCTAACACCATTGCGGAGAGTGACCGCAAGGCTGCTTTGGAGGAGTTGAATGGAAAGTTGATGAGCCAGCATCTTGGTAATTTGACGGAGGAAGCCATCCGCACGGGGCAGGCTACGCAGAAGATACAAGATTATATCGATATGATGAAAAAGAAGATCGTTATTGACGGTCTTCAGAAAAAGTTGGCTGAGTCCATAGCAAAGTCTGCAGAGGATGAAAATTTGCTGGGGGAGGCCAACAATGATAATCGTGGCTATTGGAAAAGATTTTGGGATAGATTGAACCCATTTGCATCTTCTGACACACAAAAGCTTAATTATGCCGCCGACCACAAGAGTGATCTTGAGAAAAGCATAGAAAAATCCAAAGAATATCAAAAAAGACTTTTAGATAAAATCAACGAGTTGGAGTCGCAGCATTTTGAGTTGGATGATCCAGAGCCATGGCGTAACAATGGCATCAATGGCAAAGCCAATGACGGCAAGGTAGCCCCAAAAACTTCCACCAGCACGACACACCAAGAGACAGAAAAGGAGCGCAAGGCTCGTATCAAAGCAGAGAAAGCGGCGGCGGTTGCCGCAAGGAAGCAAGAGGCTGCTGCCAAGACAGCTTTGAAACAGAAAAGCGATAGCATCAAGGCTGAGACAAACAGTGAGTTGGCCATCAATGCCAAGGCCTATGCTGACGGAAAGAAATCTTATCAGCAGTTCATCGATGATAAGGGGAAAATACAAGTGCAGGGATTCGCTAAGCTAAAATCTTTGTATGGCGAAGACAGCAATGAATACAAGCAGCTGCTTGACAATCAAGTCAACGCTGTCCAACAGCACGACGAAGCCATCATCAAGATGAAGGAAAAGGATATTGAGCGTGAAAAACTTCTCAACGAAGCCAACATCAAGGCTCAATATTACGATAAAAACTCAGCGATTTACCAAAACGATATAGCCCTTGACGAGGCATTGTATCAAAACGAGGTCAGTGCTATGGGCAAACGTCTCAAACTCTACAACGAGGGTAGCGAGGAGTGGCTTGACATCAAGGCAGAGATGGAGCAAGCATCGCTTGACCATCAACTTCAGCAGCAGGAGACATATCTTGACATGGTGAAATCACTCCGTCAGCAGTTTGGCAAGCAAGACATCGATGCCGAGCAGCAAATGTACCTTAACGGTTTGGAGGCCATCTACGAGAAAGGTCTCATCAAGCAGGAGGAGTATGACCAGATGCGCTTGCAACTGACTCGTCAGTTTGTGGCGCAGCGCAACCAGCTGGAGGCGCAAGACCACGGCGCAGGCTCCACACAAGTCAAGATCGATGCCAAGACATCAGAGATGGTCAACGGTGCAAGGGCTGCTGCTGGCGATGCACAGCAAATGGGCGGTGGCATCGGCAGCTACTTCATCTCTCAGATACAAAACTACACCAACACCATGGAGAAGCTCAAGGAACTGTATGGCAACGATGAGCAGAACCATGCCGCCTACATGCAAGCCAAGGCACAAGTCACGGCGGACTTCCTCAACAATATGGTGCAGCAGACATCTGTCGCCTACAATGGCATCAACAACATCCTCTCCGCTGCGTCATCATACGCTCAGGCTTGCTCCGACTTGGAGCAGGCACGCATCAGCAAGAACTATGAGAAGCAGATAGAGGCGGCTGGCAACAACTCCAAGAAAAAGAAAAAGTTGGAGGAGAAGCGTGACAAGGAATTGGCGGAAGCCAAGTCCAAGGCCAACAAGAAGGCGATGAAGATTGAGATAGCACAGGCTATCGCATCCACGGCGATGGCTGCCATCAATGCCTATTCATCCGCCGCATCCATTCCTGTCACAGGTTGGATCATGGCTCCTATAGCCGCAGGTCTTGCCACGGCAGCTGGTATGCTCCAGATAGCAACCATCAAGAAGCAGCACCAAGCAGAAGCGGCAGGGTACTATTCGGGTGGTTATACAGGTGGAAGCCAGTACCGCCGTGAGGCTGGTGTCGTCCACGAGGGTGAGTTTGTCGCCAACCATCAGGCGGTCAACAACTCATCCATCCGTCCAGCCTTCGACCTTATAGACCGTGCGCAGCGTTCCAACACCGTTGGCTCGCTCACCGCAGATGACATTAGCCGTGCGCTCGGTCAAGGCGGCAGCGCAGTGGTCACGCCTATCGTCAATGTCAGCAATGACAATTCTGAGGTCAGACAGTCCCTCGATGGCGTCAACGATGCCGTCAACCGTCTCAACCAGACGCTGGATGATGGCATCGAGATAGAACTGCCTATTGCCGGACGCAATGGCTTGCATAAGAAACTCAAAGATTATGACAAGATACTAAGTAACAAGTAATATGATTACATGCATCATCAATGGTCGCAAGGCCTATCCCATTTCCACATCGTCCATCAAGGTGACATACGCCAACCAGTATGTCACCGATGATGGTGAATACACCTACGATATCACATTCCCGATGAGCATTCTTGAGAACCGTGAGATTTTCAAGAATGTCTCTCGCTTTGAGGTCAAGAAAAGCCTTGCCAAGTACGATGACTGCAAGCTATACTGCAATGGCTTGCTCGTCATGAGCGGTGTCGGCACAGTGCTCTCCATCAACCAGAACGAGGTCAAGCTACAGCTTCTGGGTGGCAAGTCCAGAATCAAGTACAATGCCAAGTTCGACAAACTTTTCGTTGATGAGATGGACTTGGGAGGTGCTGTGCATGGCTTCGGACTGGGTACCGACATGCTGCTGAAAGTGGATGACGAGACCGCCATAGCTGGCATCTTCGCCAAGTTGACGACATACAATTTCTTTCAGTCATTGTCTTTTGGACCAGTGATAGGGGTGGAGGGACAATACGTCTATACACCTATTCGTGACGAGACCAACGACATCACAGCCAATATGTTGTTTGGCAAGAGAGGCACACGATACATCTACAACTTGGCGGTGCAGCCCAACTTGATATACATCCTCCACTTGATTCTGTGGGAGCTGGGCTATAAGGTGGAGAGAAATGACTTCGCCAAGGCTCCTTGGAATTGTCTGTATATCGCATCCGCATACAAATCCACCGAGTTCCGCCATGCGCTGCCGCATTGGACGGCATACACATTCTTGGAGGAGTTCCGCAAGCTCTTCAATGCCAAGATCAAGTTTGACGAGGCGAAGAAGACGGTCAGCATCCTCGATACGTCCGAGTTTCTGGACAGTGACGTGGTGGAGTATGAGGCATTGGATGAGTTCAGTGTTGACTATGACGAGGACGGGTCACTCAATGTTCTCGATACGTCCAACGTTGAATATAACCTTGACGATACGGCTGCACGTGACAGCTTAGAGGTGATACTGCAGAAAATCCTCTCATACTTTGATGTGTATGAGTTGGATGGGATGCAGCCTAACCTCGACCCAAATATACAGAAATGGGATTTGAAGAAGAAACGCACCACCATTGTCAGACGGCGGTATGCTGATGGAACCTTGCAAAATTACTATATATGGAAGGCTGATGAGAGTGACGATACCAAGGGTAGTTGGGTGGCTTGTGGCGAGTTCTCGCCATTGATCCAAAACCAAGACTCCGATGATAGCATCACGCTCAACATCTCGCCAGCTTCAGTGTCTGTCATGGATGTTGACTTCACCATACTCTCCAACTGGATGTTGGGGATATTGGGTGGAAGCAAGGATATAAGACCACGATATATGCTCTCTGTCAACAATGACAAGGAGGCGGAGGCAAAGGAGAAGGCTATGGACGATGATGGATACAGCTATGTGACGGTCGAGGATGCCATGGAGGATGATTCCAACCTCGATGACGAGGAGGATGAAAATCAATGCCTCCCCATTTACTTCTTGGGAGACAAGCTGCACAATCCTGTGCCGCCTTTGCCTTCAGATCTGCCCACGGCATTGCCGTCAGGCTGCATCTGTGACGATGCCATTGGAGATAATTGCATGGCTTGGCCAATACCCATTACAGACGATGTGCATTTGGCACAAACCTTCGGAGAGACAAAGGGGTGGAGTCTGAGCCTTGTGCAGCATACAACGGATGGCATCCGTGACTTCCATGGCAAGGTTGTGATTGATAGCAATGACTGCATGGAAATCAAGTTCCACGCAGATGATATCCCAGACCCTTCCAAGATTTTTGTCTTCCATGGCAAACGATTCGTTTGCTCCAAAATTGAGGTGGAGATCAAGGATGATGGCATAGAGCCAATCAAGACGGGATATTTTTATATGATGTCTTGACACATTATTATATATATAAGGGGCGACAATTTCTTGCCGCCCCTGTTTTTACAAGATTCCCTTGTAGTTCAAGATGAGTTCGTTTGCCTTCTGTATGTCCTTCGGAGTGTATATGTCCGTGATGAGGATGGAGGAGTGGCGTGCCTGGTCTCTGACAGATACCACGTCCGTGTTGGCACGCAGCATGTTGGTGATCCCTGTGTCCTTCAGACTATAAAACTTGTAGTGAGGGTCAAAGCCGAGGTCTTTGCGCAGATGCAGATGCCAGTAGTCTCTGAAGCATTTTTCGCTTCTTCTCATCTCCCCAGGACAGAAATCATTCGAGAAGAGGAAGTACTGGCTGGGATAAGAGAAAATGTTCAACTCCAGCATCAGCTTGATGACGTGGGAGGGTAGGGTGACGACAGCGTCATTTCGGTTTTTCGTGTGCTCGCCATGCAGGGTCACCGTCTTCGACTTGATTTTGAAGTCACCTATCTTCAAGTAGGAAAGCTCCGTTGGGCGAATGAAGAGGTAGTGCAGCATCTCGCACGCAAGCAAGTAGTGCTTGTTGTGCTCCAGCAGGTAGTCTCTGATTTGCTCCATGACATCATCGGGGATGACATCACGGTTCTTCTTCCCTTTGTTCTTGATTCTCGCAATGCCTGCAGTCGGGTCTGTGCTGATGAAACCTCTTTGGAGGAGATAGCCTGAGAAGGTTCTGAGCCACGTGAGGTAGTTGTTTCGGGTGCATACGTTGGTGTTTCTCTCCACGAAGACATAGTCCATGAACTTGCTGACCGCAAGTTTGTCCCATTGATAAGAGAAGTTGAGCTCGATGTGCTTGCTCTCACGCCATTTCTCCAAGATACGCAATCTGCTGGAATAATCAATATAGCTATCCTCTCGCAAGTTGTGCTCGTTGCATAGCTTGGTCAAGTACTCCTTGTATTGGAGGATGACATCGCTCCATGGTGTGTACTCCAATGGGCGGTCTTTCTCGATCCAGGGATTCCAACCATTCATGAGTTGGTCTGTGAGACGGCGCATCAGTCCCTCGGCGTAGGCACGCTGCGCTCTCTTGCCTTTGATGTGAGCAAGCATGATCTTCTTTTTTCGAAGGCAACCACGGCTTGGATCGAAGGCATAGAAAGAGACATAGCACTCTGACTTCTGGTGAAAAACTGGAGGTCGCCAGCTGATGATGCTGTCAAAAGCGGCCTCGTTTGAACTAAGGGGATAATTTTTTTTAACCATACCTTTAATTTCT